TGAGGGGGTGTTCGTCGGTCGCATCTCTCCCCCATCCCAGAGGGCCGGCGGACCGGTCGACAGGGGCACGGATTTCGCCCCCCGCGGATCCGGCCTGGACGGCATGGTCGGGGAGTGGTCATGTACCACTCCCCGTATTTTTCTTTAGGGGAAACGCCATGGAAAATGACACGACGAAAACCGACCTCAGCTTCTACGAGAAGCTCTTCATGCTGGGCCACGATGTCGAGCTGACGAACATCGTCGAAGGCGACGAGGATCCCGAGGATCTCGCGGTCCCCGGCTATGTCACGCAGCGCGTCGTCACCAAGGAGCCGACGCTGGCGCTCGCCTATCATCTCCTGGTGCAGATGCGCGGCGCGCTGATCCAGTGCATGAACCAGTTCATATGGTACGGCAACGAAAGTGATCAGCAGCTGCAGACCGCGCACCTCTCCCTGGTCGAGCGCCAACAGCTGGAGAGCAAACGTGATCGCGATTTCGGTATCGCCAAGTCGCTCAATGCCGTGGTCAGCGACACGCCCAGCATGCCCGACAGCGAATGGCAGGATATCTCGACGGCGCCGCAGGATGGTAGCTACATTCGTTTGTTGGGGAGGCGTAGCGATGGTCGACCTTTTGTCGAAACTGGACGATGGACCAATATTTGTTGGAGTGTGCAGAACTTGAACCAGCTGGAGATCGTGACCCATTGGAAGCCGCTCGACCGGCTGCCGAAGGACTACTGATGCCGACTGATCATGATCGACGCGATGAAACCCACCTGGGTGATGGCGTCTATGCCCGCTTCGACGGTTTTCTCATCTGGCTGCGCGCCAACGACAATAATTGGGATTTGCCGACGCCGTCGGTCGCTCTGGAGGATACGGTGGTCCTCGCTCTTATCGACTACGCCAAACGAGTGGGAGTGCTGAGATGAAGAAGCTTGATCGTCACGCCTTGTTTGCGCTTGCCCATCCGGTGTTCGATCCGCAGAGGCAAATCATACACGGCCATTTCTGGATGCCGGCGAAGGGCATCAGCGCGGGGCTGACGGTGAACATCGGCATGGAATGAGAGGTCTACGCGGGCGGTCGTCCGCTATGGCATCTCTCGCTGGCGGTCCAGGCCTTCGGGCCCCTGCCGGTGGCGAAGTGGAACCGGCAGATCCATCGCCGGGTCGAGGCGGTGCGCGACAAGATCATGGATGCGCTCGGCACGAACGAGAAGGTGATCCAGGCGAACGACCCGGCGCTCAAGGCGTCGATGCAATGGCGCAAGCCGCTCAGCCTGGAGGAGGTCAACCGGATGGCGCCGACGCCTGAAGTGCGCGAGCGCAGAGGAAGGCCGTGAGAGCGCTGCTGCTGCTGTTCATGATTGGGACGCTGAGCACCTTCCCTTGGCAGATGCTCGACGATCTCAACGAGGAGCATCTGCTCAGCAAGGTCGAATGCCTGTGGCAGCATGGCTACGGCATGTGCCACGACTGGCACCGGAGGTGATGATGATCAAAATGACAGGCAAGAACGAGAAGACCGGCCAGACCGCGGTGATGCTCGGTTTGAGCGAGGGCAATCTCGGTCAACTGCGCAAAGGTCGGCCCATCCACATCTTCGGCGCCGAGATGGGCCTGCCGGTCGATATCGTCATCTTCTGGGGGCCCACGGAAGACAAGCTTGCCGAGATGTGCCGGCCGATGGTGGGGCCCGAGACGGTGATCCGCGACATGCTGACCAACCGGCCGGTCAAATCATGAGAACGCTGCTGGGCTATCTGCTGTTCGGCTTGGGCGCCGTGCTCTGGACACTCGGCTTCTTCGCTGGCTGGTACGCCAGCGACTGGGATCTGCCGTCGCTGGGCGCCGAGCTGACGATGTCGTTTCTAGGCGGTATGCTGACCGGCTTCGGCTGGTACCTCGTGCTCGGACGCTTTCGCCCGCGCCCGGTGCACTATGGTGGCTTTGGTGGTAGCAAGCCCAGGTAGCTCAGACGGTAGAGCAGTGGGCCGAAAACCCGCGTGTCGCTGGTTCGATTCCAGCCCTGGGCACCAATCATGAGTTCATGAAATCATGACTAGGTGGGCGTGCCGGAACTGGTAGACGGAGCGGGTTGTGGACCCGCCGCTTGTGAGTTCGAATCTCACCGCTCACCCCATTGGCAGAGGAGAGTGCTATGACGGTCATGCTCAGTGCTCACTTCACCCTGGCCGAGCTGCTGGCCAGCGACACCGCCCAACAACAGGGCATCGACAATACGCCAGACGATCAGGTGCTGATCGAGCTGACGCGCACGGCGCTCATGCTGGAGGCGGTGCGCCGCGTGCTGGGCAACAAGCCGATCATCGTCAGCTCGGGTTATCGTTGCCCGGAGCTGAACAAGGCGGTGGGCGGCGCCAGCAACAGCCAGCACATGTATGGCCAAGCCGCCGACTTCACCTGTCCCGACTTCGGCTCGCCCGAGGATGTCATTCGGGCAATCTATGCGGCAGGTAAGATCCCGTTCGACCAGATGATCTACGAGTTCGCCAGCTGGGTGCACATCTCCCAGGCCGGCATCGGCAACGAGCCGCGCATGCAGGTGCTCAACATTGACGAACACGGCACCACGGCTCTAGCGTAGGCGTTCCCGTGCAAAGGGGGAACACCATGCCGAAGATCTTGGAAGACCGTCGCAAGGCCATCGGTAAATCGAATCCCAACCTCAGCAAGTCGAGCCAGTTCGCCATCGCGACGGCGGCATTGCAAAAGGAGGGTAAGCTCAAGCCGGGGACCAATCAGCCGACCGGCAAAAATCGTGGAGGTCGACCGCGTGGCCGTTGATCCGCAGATTCCTATCGATCAACCGACGACGACGGCCAACACGGTCCAACCCTACAAGGACGGTGTCGGCAACCTGATCTCGGCCATCCAGTGGAATGGCGATGCCGGCACGCTCACCAACATCCTGGCCTGGACCAAGCGGGCGCATGCGCGCTCCAACAATACCAAGGTCGTCATTCAGAACGACCATCTGCTGCAGGGCGTCGGCATCAACGACTGGCTGGTCATGGATTCGCGCCGGCAAGAGCAGGTATTCCCGTCGACCAACCCGCAGTTTCGCGCGACCTACCAGCTGCCGACAGGAGGGCCGATCCCGTGAGCACGATGGAAGCCAAACCCGAATACGCCGACGAGGCTCGCACGCCGCGCAAGGTGACGATCAGCTTTGAGCTGAGCCAGGAGGCGCTCGACCGCGTGCTTGACAAGAATCCCAAGGTGCCGACTAAGGGCCAGGGCGATCTGCAGCTCCTGATCGCCGGCTTCATGACGATCTGTGAGATGATGCGCAACGAGCAGAACGAGCATGCTAAGTCGGGCGGCGATAGCGACGTCAATCCGGTCGTATGGCACCGTCGCATGGACGATCTTAAGGAGGCCGGTCGGGTGGCAGCGCTGGCCATCACCAATGCCCAGACGGCGCTGATGTATGGTCGGCGTGCGTGCGAGCTTGTCAGCTGACATCCGCTCCCTGCCGCGTGAGCACAAGGAGCCGTTCAATCCCGATCCATTGCTGATCGAGCACTGTTACAAGCTCCTGGACGCCGCGAAAAAGGGCGATCTGCGGGCGCTCGCCTACTGCACGGTGATGCACGATGGCCTGACCGCGGGCGCCCAGGTGGGCTGCGGCTGGGCCGCTAGCGGTCCCGCCACCGTCTTCGCGCTCACCCACGCCCTGGGCGTGCTGGAGCGCCGCTGGGCCCATTATTGCGATGAGGATCCCGCATGATTGATCGAGTTTTCGGTCGGCTGCGGGTCTTGCAGCGCGCATCTTGGAAGGATCAAAAATCCTGGCTATGCCTCTGTGACTGCGGCAATCGTGTTGAAGTTCGCGGCTACAGCCTTCGGTCTGGGCGCACATCATCTTGCGGCTGCTGGCGCAACGAAGCTCCTGTAATGCATGGTCATTGTCGGCGTTCAGGGCCCAGTCGAGAGTATAATTCCTGGGTCTGTATGCGGCGGCGGTGCCAGGATGAAAAGCATCACAAGTACAAGAACTATGGTGCTCGCGGCATCCAAGTTTGCGAGCGTTGGCAAGTGTTCGAAAACTTTTTAGCCGACATGGGCATGAGGCCTGAAGGTTGTACTCTGGATCGTAGAGACAACGACGGGAACTATGAGCCTGGGAACTGCCAATGGGCGGCTCCGAAGGAACAAGCGCAAAATCGGCAATTGCGATGATTATTCGCAAGGTTTAGCGTTGTAACGCCTAGGGGCAAGCTAGGCATGGGTGCCCGAGTGATCGAAGGCGCACGTTCATGCCACGCGACCACATCCGCGAGTTTTACGAAGCCGGCGGCTACATCCCGAAGCGCAAGCCCAATCCCGCCGAGGCTGTGCGGCGGGTTCGTGCCGTCGCGGCCGGCGTCCCGGGTGCGGGTTTTGACTCCTCCCTGGGCCCGGGACGTCGCGTCGGTTTTGCCAAGGAAGGCCTCGTCAAGCCATTGCTCCAGCTGTGGCACGATATCCCGAGCACCAAGATCGCCAACTGGGCCTGGAAGCCGTTGTCCGAAGCCGCGGCGGGAATGCCCAGCGAAGTGCCCGAGCACATCCTGAACTACGGCGACTTCATGCGGCGCATGGCCGGCAAGGCTGGCCAGGAAGGTGTGAGCCCGCGCGATCTCATCAAGGCCTACACGACGACGCTCAGCTCGATGAACCGGCAGGCCATCGATCGCGCCAAGATCCCCGGCCTCACGCTCAGCTCGCCCGAGCAGATGATTCGGCCCGAGGGTGCCTTCGCCGATTGGCTGGGCAGCAAGCCCGGGCAGCGCTATCTCGATCGAGCAGTCCAGGGTGAAGCGGATCCCGAATCTATCAGCAACATGGTGTCGACCTTGCGCTCGTTCGGTCTGATGCCGACCCTGGGCAAGCGCATGGCCGAGGCGCCCAGCTTGTTCGTCGGTAACGAAGGCAAGTTCTCCGATATCATCGATCGCGCGTCGCGCGGGCAGGCGACGCCCGAGGAATGGCACGCCGCGATGACCGGGATCCCTGGCATCAAGGCGGCCAAGCGTGGCTTCATGGGATCGATGCTGGGTTACGGCGATATGCCGACCTTCGACGCACGTCAGATCGAGCGGCATGTGATCGATCCCAGCCTCGCCGACAAGTTCACCGGCCGGGTCGGCGGCGGCGAAGAGGCCGTCGCGCGGCTGGCGGCGCGCCAGCGGGCGATGGGCGTCGAGCTGCCCTCCGAGTACGATCCCTATGCTCAGCATCTTTGGCATCACACCGCCTGGGAGGCGCCGTTCTCGGCGGCTGAACCGCCGGCTTCTCCGGTCACGCACAGCGACATCATCGACACGATGCTCAACCGGGCGCAGGGCGGGCGTGTCGGCTACTTCGACGGCGGTCAGAAGCTCGCCAAAGTGATTTTTGGCAGCCGGCCGCTTCAGCAGTTTCAACGCTGGGCGGCGATGGGCCCCGAGGAGCGCATCCTGCAGCGCTTCGCGCGGCAAACCGGCCTTAGCGAGGATGAGCTTGCCAAGCGTTTGGCGACGACCACAGCGGGTGTGGCGGGCTCAGATCTGACCAACACCGGTCTGTCCAACATTCGCGGTATGACGCCGTTCTTTGATGCTACGGGTCGTTTCCTCGATCCCAAGATGATTCGGCCGCGGCCGGTGATGACATCGTTGGAGCCGCTGCTGGGCGGTGTCGGTGTATCAGGCATGTCGGATCGCACGGGCGCGGGTTACGGCATCTCGTCGCTGATGGGCCATCAGCTCGATGAGCCGTTGATGATGTCAGGCGGTCCAGACTATCCGCGCTGGCATCCCGGGCAGCTGTGGGCGAGCGCCAAAGGCGCCTTGCAGGGTATGCTCAATCCGCTGGAGGCCGAGGGCATCGATCCCGATGCGCCCAAATATTTCCTCAACAAGCTGATGAACCGCCGGCAGGCCGCTGATCAGTCGCATATGGCGCAGATGCTGGCGGCCAATGCGCTGGGCAATGCCGATGTGTCGGGCGCCACGGAGAGGGGCTTCAACAAGTTTGTCCGCAACATCAACTTCCTGCCGACCGGCAAGACCGAGCGAGTCTTCCCGTTAAGCGATTTCCCCGGCATGAAGAGTGACGAATTGCAGGAGTATCTTGCTGACAAGCCGATGTCGAAGCGGGCCTTCTTGCTGCAGGCGATGGACAAAGCTGGCTGGCAGAACAAAGGCATTCCAGCTGCGGCGCCGATCCGTATGTCGGTGATGGATCCCCATCTTGCGATGGCGCCAGAAGGCACCGTTGGCCGTACCATTGGTCGCATCAACATGGACGATCCGCTCGACTTCGCCCCGGATATCGAGCACGCGAGCTACCCGGTGGCGCTGCGCGGTCAGTACATGGGCGGCACTGATCGACCTGTGCCGCCTTGGATGATCTTCCGCGATTGGTGGAAGACCAATGAGGCTGGTCTTCCCGGCAAAGATCCCAACGTGGCAACGACCATGTCGTCCTGGCGCAATTCGCCGGTCACCCAGGTGTTCAATCAGCAATGGCTCGACCGAGCTGAGCCCGAGTTCCAGGCGCTCCAGGAGCGCTGGAAGGCGCGCGGCGGCTCGATCCGTGACCGCGAGCGGTATCATCCAATGTGGGCGACCGACCGCGAGGAGTTCGCCCGCGGCGGTCATGTCGACAAGCGCTATCACGTCATCAACTTCTGGGACGATGACCCGAGCTGGCCATGAGCGATATCCAAGGCTTCAGCGATCCCTATGCCCCGCAGGCGCGCGGCCCTGGCCGCCTCACCGACGTCAGCCCGCAGGGTTACCAGATTCAGTTCGACGAGAATGGTCAGGCGACAGCGATCCCGCCCTCGCAGCCGCAGATCTACAATCCCCAGGCGACCGACCACTTCGCAAATCTTGCTGACAGCATCGAGCCCAGCGACCTCGACGAGATCGTCACCGATCTTCTGGAGGCCATCCAGGAGGACAAGGAGAGCCGCGAGAAGCGCGATAAGCAGTACCAGGAGGGACTGAACAGAACAGGGATGGGGGACAACGTCCCGCATGGCGCCAACTTCCCGGGCGCCAGTCGTGCGGTGCATCCACTGCTCCTCGAGTCTTCGATCGACTTCGGCGGCGCGATGATGAGCGAGATGCTGCCGCCGACCGGACCATGCCGCACCCAGGTGCAGGGCGATGAGAACGACCAGAAGGACGATAAGGCCAAGCGCTGCGCACGCTGGATCAACTACCAGTTCACCGAAGTGATGCCGGCGGCCTACCACGAGTTCGACATCGGATTCACGCAGTGTCCGCTTGGGGGTGGATTCTATACAAAAACCTATGTCGATGACGTCGGCAATCCGGCGATCAGCTTCATTCCCATCGATCACGTCTACCGGCCCTACAGCGACGGCGACTTCTACACCCAGCCGCGCATCACGCACGCGCAGAACATCGACCGCTGGGAGTATCGCACCAATGTCGAGAGCGGCCTGTGGCGTGACTGCGTCGACTACGACGTCAAGGGCGGCCAGCTGCCCGAGCGCGGTCTGACCGACGAGGCGGCCGACCGTCAGATTGGCCGCGAGCAGCCGACGCGCAATCTCGATGCGATCCGTGAAGTCTACGAGACGAGCACGCTGCTGCAGCTGGAGGGCGATCCGAAGAACATGCCCTACATCGTCACCATCGATGTCGAGGCGCGCGAATGCCTGTCGGTCTATCGCAACTGGCGCCAGGGTGACGAGACGCAGACGCGCTGTGTGTTCTTGATCGAATGGCCGTTTTGGCCATGGCGCGGGGGCTATCCAGTGGGCCTTACCCACATGATTGGCTCACTGAGCGGAGCGGCTACAGGCAGTCTCCGCGCCCTTCTCGACGCCGCCTTGCTCAACACCACGCAGACCGGCGTGCGGCTCAAGGGCGGATCGAATGCGGGCGGCCAGAACATCACGCCGCGCGTCACCGAGATCACCGAGGTGCAGGGCAGCCTCGCACAAGACGACATCAGAAAAACCTTTATGCCGATTCAGTTCAATGAGCCCAGCACCGTGATGCTGCAGCTCTTGAGCTTCCTGGTCGATGCCGGCCGCGGCGTGGTGCGCTCGACCTATGACGAGGTCGACAAGTTCGGCGCCCAGACACCGGTCGGCACGACGCAGATGTTCCTGGAGCAGGGGCTGCGCAATCTCGGTGCTGTGCATCGCCGCATGCATCGCTCGATGCGTCTGCTGCTCAAGGGGCTGTGGCAGATCAATGCCGACACGCTGACCAACGCGACGGTGATCGACGCTCAGGGCGAGCTGACGGTGAATGCCGCCGACTTCCAAGGGCCGATGAATGTCATCCCGGTGAGCGATCCCAAGCTGTGGAGCGATCTGCAGCGCAAGGCCCTGGCGCAGACCCTGGTGACGCGCGCGAGCGATCCGATAGCGGGCGCGCTCTACAACAAGCGGGCGACCGAAGGTTTCTTCCTCAAGCAGATGGGCGCCGACAATCCCGATGCGTTCATGGTGCCCAATCCGCAGCCCAAGCAGACGAATGCGGTTGCAGAAAATGTCAGCGCGAGCCAAGGTCAGCCGATCCAGGCCTACCCAGGCCAGGATCACGAGGCCCACATCCGTGTTCACGTTGACTATCTGAAGTCACCGTTCTTCGGTCAGAATCCCTCGTTAGCGACGAAGTTCATTCCCGCGATTATCGATCATCTCGGGCAGCACCTCTCGCTCTGGTATTCGGATGCCATGCTGGAGGCGGCGACCCAAGCCATACGTGCTGAAACTCGCAACCAGTTCCTGACCCTCGACAGCTTCATGGGCCAGGGCACGGAGGTGGGCCTCGACCGTCTGATGGCCGAGCTGGACGAGGAGATCCTGCAGCACGCTGAGGAGCAGCTAGCCGACGTCCCCGCCATCATCGAGGAGGCGCGCCAGTTGCTCAAGACGCTGGCGCCGCCAACGCCCATGGATCCCAGTATCGTTGCCCAGGATGACGTCCAGCGTCAGCGCGAGAAGGATCAGGCCGACACGAAGCTCAAGGCCGCCGATCTTCACGTCAAGATGCAGGAGCGCGCGCAAAAGGCGGACAGCGATCAGCAGAAGGCCGAGGCGCAGTACCAGAAGACGCAGGCGGACACCGCGAAGGTCCAGGCCGAAACCGAGATCAAGTCGCGCGATCAGGCACTGCAGGCGCGCCAGCAGCAAATGGATTACGAGCAAGCGGAGCGCGAAGATCTCCGTGCTCAGCATACGGCCGACCAGGATCGCGCCACGCAGTTCCACACCGACATGTCCGACATCAGCGCCCATAACCAGCGCAACGAAGAGGACAACCAGACCGCCATCGAGATCACCAAGCTCAAGAACACTTCGGCTGAGAAGACCGCGAAGATGTCCGCCCAGGCGGCGATCAAGCGGGCTGCGGCCAAGCCAAGGACCGGCGGCCGGGGCAATCTCAGCACCGGTACCGGCCAACGCGGTGGTGACAACTAGGAGGGTTTTATGGCACAGCGTCGCAACGTATTCACGAAGATGGGCCGGCCGGCTGGTGCGAAGAAAGTCGCACCGAGCTTCGGCGATACCGCCAAGACCCCGGCGGCTAGTCCCATGGACAATTTCGACACCTCGATTCCAGGCGCCGCCTTCCGCCGTGGAGGCAGCACGAACGGATGCAAGCCCATGCCCAAGTACCATCCTGACCCAGGCTTCTGCGGAGGAGGGAAGACACGATGAGTGAGCGCAACGAGAACCAGAAGGCGAGCGAGAAGAAGCTGCCGGCCGGCGCGACCAACCTGCACAAGAACATGGCGGTGGGCATGAGCCGCACGGCGGCCGAGGATAAGGCGACGACGACGTCCCAGGTGTCGCCGAAGCCGCGCTGATGGCAAAGGGCGCCGCGCTCTTCAGCTACGCCGATATGGTCGAGATGGTCGAGCTGATCCGCGGCGAGACGATGGAGTTCGTCGAGGTGGCGCCCGATACCTATCGCAGCGAGTTCGGTGCCGGCATGGCGCACGGCCAGCTGAGGACGGCGAACAGGTTCAAGACCCTGCTCGATGAGATGCTCGCCGAGCAGGAGCGCAAGGAGGAAGCTTTCGAGAAGGAGTTCTAGATGGATGAGGTTCTGAGGGGCCTCAATTTGGAGCAGCAGATGCTCCTGAACCAGACCCGACAAGTAGACGAGGTGCCGCGACCCCGTGAGGCGATGGCGCGGATTCCGAAGTTGGAGAGCATCGCGAGTTTGCTGGAAGACGCTTACACCGACAAGCTGCGCGCCGCCTTTCCCGACATTGGCTGCTCGATGTTCCCGACCGGAATCAACATCCTGGTGCAGCTCTACGTGCCGTCGAAGACCAAGACGTTCAAGAACGGCAAGACGTTCTGGTTGGCCGACGAGACGATCACCGCCAATCAGGCTCGCGTGCAGACCGCCCTGGTGCGTGCCCTAGGACCGGCAGCCTACCGCAATCGCCAGACGCTGCAGCTGTGGCCCGAGGGGCACTGGTGCGTCCCCGGCATGTTCATCCGCACGCCGATGTATGGCGGCGACCGCCTGGAAGTGCCTTTCGACCGGCCCGACGGGTCGGGCGACTTCGCCCTGTTCGTGACGTTCCGCGATCAGGATTGCCTTTCTGTCATTACAGGAGATCCGACCGAATTTCGTACTGGCTAGTTCGCTAATTGTGGGGGAACACAATGGCACGAGAGACGACGCGCGTTGCCCGCGGGCAACGCGGTGTGGACGCCAATGGCGATCCACAGCTGGGCTACGATGAAGCCCTGGTCGGCACGGGCGACGATGGTGCGCACACCATCGAGATCGATCCGTCCGAGCGCGCAAACAACCCGTTCCTGGGCTCCGGTGAGGAGGACGAGAACTGGGATCTACCCGAGGACAAGCGCGGCAAGCAGACAGGTGGTCAAGGCCAGACTGGCGGCACCACCCGGCAAGCTCGTGAGCACGAGCAGAGGAACGAAGAGGGTGACGGGGAAGAGGATCTGCGCCTCGCCTACGATGAGCCTGAAGAGGAGCAGCGTAGCGGACGGCGCAGCCGGCGCAACCGTTCCCGGCGACATGCCATCGACAGTCGCGATCAGCACATCGCCTTCCTGACCGATCGTATCCAGAAGCAGGACGAGATTCTGGCCAATCTCTACGGTGGCCAGTTCGACCTCAGCGCGCGCGACATCGAATCCCGTATCGCTAATCACGAGGCGGCCATCCAGCGTGCCGACGCCGAGATTGCGCGCGCCATCAAGGACAGCGACGGCGACACGGCGGTGGCGATCCAGCGCGAGCGCGACCGCATCAACTACCAGCTTTGGCAGCTCCAGGGTCAGCGCCAGAACATGGCCGACTATGCCGACCGCATGGCGCGCGGCGGCCAGCCACAGCCGCAGATGGATCCGCGTCAGGTCGCGCAGCTCCAGGCACGTGACGCCGAGTTTGAACGGATGAAGGACGTCTTCCTCGATCGCTACTCCTGGTTCGATGAGGCGAATGACGATCCTGATCATCAGTTCGTCAAGCAGCTCGACCACAAGCTCCACGAGGAGGGGTTCCAACGACACCAGAAGGCCTTTTGGCACGAGATGGAGAGGCGAATGAAGAACGCAGGCTTCCGGCCCGATCACGGCGCCGAGTTCACGGATGACGATGACGAGCAGCGCTTCCAGTCCCGGCGCCAGTTCCAGAGCCGGCGCGTCAACGGCAACGGCAGCTACAACGGCGGCGGTCAGGTACGCCGTGCCAACCTGCCGCCGACCGGCATGGTGCGCTCGACCTCGCGCTCGGGCCGCGGCGACGGCGGCTTCGCGCTGAGCGACGAGCAGGTCGATCTGCTGCGTCAGGAAGGCTTGCTGGAGAACAATCTCAACGAGCAGGAGATCGCGAAGCGTGACCGTATCATGGACAAGTGGCGCCGCGGCGCCCTGGCACTGGAAGGACGGAGATAGCCATGAGCGACAACGGCAATCGTCCGAAGATCACTCCCGGCGTGCCCAACATCGGCGATCTCAGCCAGCCCACCGCCAACGAGACGACGATGAGCGAGGCCGATCGCCAGCGCGAGGCGATGCGCGGCATCGTCCAGCAGGATCTGCGACGCGACCGCGACGAGAAGTTCCGCTATGACCAAAGCGACGGTCGCGAGGAAGATCTCGACATGGCGCGCGGCGGCGAGCGTGCCTATAGCCAGGATCAGTGGTCACGCGCCATGATCCCGACCGACCCCGAGCGGCGCCGTCTGATCCAGGCGCGCTTCCGCGATTCGGTGCTGCCCAACCTGCCCACGCGGGAGGGTTGGAAACGATGCTGGGTCAGCACCACGCACAACTATGACACGCCGCAGTTCCGCGTCGGCATCGGTTATCACTTCTGCACCTACGAGCAGCTGCAGCAGGAGGGCTGGGCGGCCGACCAGTATGCGGTGAAGGACAGCCGCAACATCTACGCCGGCTGTGTGATGTGGCGCGAGATGATCGCCATGGAGACGGACGAGCGCAACTGGTACACCATCATGCGCGAGCTGCACCACGACCAGCCCTATGAGCTGGCGCGCGGCATCTACGACACGCTCGATGCGGCCGGCGAGCGGGTGCGCGACGCGGGTGGGCGCACGAGCTTCGCTCCCGGCATGGAGCAGCTCAAGACCTACACTCGCCCTCCCAGGCAATTCACATGAGTGCCAACGACCTCACGCCAGGAGAGGAAGAGGAACTGCGCCGGAAACTCCGCGCGATGGGTTATCGGCGTTTGCTGCGCACGGCTGAGATTGCCGTCGATATTGTGAACGAGCGCAAAGACGGCTTGGAGCGCTTGACGGCGATCAAGCGACAGGCGTAGCGTTCGCTCGCTCGTCCCTTGCCCGGTTGAGCCCACCGCGGTGGAAGGTGTCGAACGCCCCTGGCCTAGCTGCCCAGGCGCAGTTCGGTATAACCACAACGGTCGGCCAGCTCGACAAGTCGATGGTCCGGCTAGCCCCGCATGAGGCACATGCGGTCGAGCAGGCCACCTCCGAAGGAGCATCCGTTCAACGGCTCGCGCCTCGTGCGCGCTTCGGAGGAATCATGTCACAAGTCCCAGGCCCCCAGGGGCTGCGGGTCGCCTATCACAGGAGCGGCGACGTCCGCATTCTTGAATTGGTCGATGGTATCCTGTCGGGCTATGCGTCCAACATTTTCACCGGTTCGCCGGTCAAAATGTTTTCCGACGGCACCATCAACGTCATGACGACCACGGTGGCCGATCCCATCCTGGGGATCTTCGCTGGCTGTGAGTACACCCGACCCGACGGCTCGCGTTACCTTGGGCCAATGTGGGCTTCGGGCGCCACCTATGTCGCCAAATCGATGAAGGCCCGGATTGTCGCGATTGACGATCCCGGCATCGTTCTCATCGGCCAGACCAAGGCGTCGGTTGCCCTCATCAACCGTGGCGAGGGCATCAACCTGGGCGACAACGTCCAGGGTTCGACCTTTACCGGGCAAAGCTCGCAAGGGCTCGGCGCGCCGACCGGCAACACGGCCGGCAGCTTCAAGCTCCTCGATCTCGTGCAACAGCCTGACAACGACTGGGGCGACCCTTACGTGTGGGTCTATGTCGAGCCCGCGTCGTTCCAGCAGGCCGCGATCTAGGAAGGAGCTGAGCTATGCCGACACCGATGAACAGCGCTCAGTTCAGGATCCTGGTCGAGCCGATCCTCTCCGAGCATTTCGACGGCCTCTACGACATCCGCAAGGAGTACCGCGAGGTCTTCCGCGTCAAACCCGGCATGCAGCGCGCCTATCACATGGAGCCTGTCATGTACGGCCTGGGCATGGCGCCTCAGATGGGTGAGGGCGGCCCGGTCACCATGCGAGCGGGAGGTGTGGTTTTTAACAAAACGTATGTCTTCCGCCAGTATGGCATTGCCTTCGGCCTCACCAAGGTGCTGGTCGAAGACGGTGATCACGTTTCCATCGGCCGCATCTACTCAGAGCAGATGGGCCAGGGCATGGTCGAAACCGAAGAGACGGAAACGGCCAACGTCCTCAATCGCGCTTTCAACGCGAATTACCTGGGTGGCGACGGCCAGCCGTTGTGCTCGCCCAACCATCCGGTGGTGGGCGGCGTGCAGTCGAACCAGCTTTCGACGCCTGCCGCGCTGTCACAGACCTCAGTGCAATCGACACTGACGCAGATCCGCCGCGCGCAGGACAACGACCTCAAGCGCGTGCGCATTACGCCCCGTAAACTCATAGTTGCACCCGACAATGAGTGGCAAGCCGAGATCATAACCAAGAGCGCGCTGAGCACGGGTGGTGCGCAGAACGACGTCAACCCCATCATGACGACCAAGGCGTTGCCGGAAGGCTACGTCGTGATCACACGACTCACCTCGCCGACGGCGTGGTGGATCAAGACCGACGAGCAGATGGGCTTGCAGTTCCTGACCCGTCGCATGGCACAGAAGTCGATGGAAGGTGATTTTCTCACCGATACGATGCGCTACAAGACCACCTCGCGTTGGGACTGCAGCTGGACCAATTTCCGTACCGTCTATGGAACACCCGGCGCGTAAGCGAAGAAGGGTTGGTGGGGGCTTCGGCCCCCGCCTCTCTATCGAGCCGGCGTAACCGGCAGAAGGGCGTAGCGTCAGTACTCCGAGCCTGCGGTTCAGGCAGAGCATGCAGAGGAGCAGATCATGCCTCTCAGTTCAGTCACGCGCTTTCCCGGTGGCGCCAACAATCTCGGCGTCGGCGATGTGATGGCCGATCTCAAGATGGGCCATCCCGGATTCTATACCGACTATGATACTGACTTCATTACGCTGATTGCCGGCGATTGGGCGAGTGCGGGCACAGGGACGGCTGCAGCTGTTGTCGCCAATGCCGATGGTGGCGTCATCGCGATTGTTTCGGCGACGGCGGCCGAAGAAAGCTTCGCCCTCAACAACAAGGCGGTGACCCCGGCGCTCAATCGCGATCTCTACTTCTCGGCGATCATCCAGCAGACCGGCACCGACGCCACAGCGGCGGCTTTCGTGGCAGGCCTCACCGTGGCCGCGACGACGCCGATTGCGACGCCGCCGACCGACGGCATTTACATCCGCAAGGCTGCGGCGTCGACCCAGGTGGTTGGCGTGCTGCGCATCGGTGGCGCCGATATCGCCACCGTCAACATGGGCCAGTGGGCGCTCAACACTTGGACCGAGGTTGGTTTCGTCTACACGGCGGCCAACGGCATCTTGAATGCCTTC